GTCGCTCCACCACCTTTCATCATCATTTTTTTCTTCATTCCAGTAGCTCCACCACCTGCATACATCTTTTTCTTCATGCCAGTAGCTCCACCACCACGCATCATCTGCTTTTTCATAGTAGTTCTACCACCTGCAGACATGGCTTTCTTCTTCATCTTCCCACCACCTACATAACCTTTTTTATTTCTTTTCATCGGCATATCTTATCTCCTTAACTTGTTGTTACCGTGACAACGCCAACCAGACCAAAAATTGGCGATATTTTTAAATCAAAATCGTCAAACTGAGCAACACCAACAGATAACTCTAAAGGCTCTGTTCGGTCTGGTCTTGCATCAATTATGGACTGAGGATCGTCACTCTTTATCTGACCGACAAAGTTTTGTGGATGATCTGGATCAACCACATCTCTTCCAACCCTCAAACCATTTCTTTTACCATTGGTAAACTCATATACAAGGTCTTCTATAGGATAGCGAAAACCTGTTCTATCGCATATTCCAAAAGCGTATTTTCCCTTAGCATAAGCCATTAGACACTCGTGAAGAATGTATTATAGGGAACAAACTTTATAGAGGCTGTCTCTGTGTCTTCCCCTGCTGCTAATTCAAACTGAAACTCATACTCTTGTTTTAAAGCCTGAACTCTATCAGCCACTTCTGGCTTCTTCATAGCTATATAATATGCTAATCCTGCCACGAGACACGGCACAAACCGTGGTGGCACAAAGCTTGTTGTTGTTCCTGTTATACCAGTTGCAATACTATCGATGCCCTTTAGTCTAAAAAATGCTAACGTGTATGTCGTGTCTGGAACAGGGTGCAACGTGACTGTCGTGGAGCCTGCTAGTCTTTGTACAAATATTTGCGTTGGCTTACCTTGTGTATTCTTATTTGATTTTTGGGCAAACGTAGAAACACTTATTCTGTTTACATTTGTATCAAGCTGTGATGTTCCTGTGCCTGTCCTAATAGTATGCTCAATTATATCAATCGTATCTGATGGCATAGTGTATGTGGCTGTGCCTGCTGATAGCGATAATGTACCAGATTCTATAGTAAAAAGGTTTATACCTCTGTTTTGCCACTCTAATGTTAATATCTGAAAGCTACGCCTAGCTGTCTTTAGGTCATAACCAGAACGCATTTCAAGCCCTGCTCTCTCAAAGGCTTCTTCAAATATCTCTGGTAAGTCTGGTGTTACAACTGCCATTAGAGCCTCCAATATATTCTATTTATAATATTATTCCTCATTCTTTTCAATCACTAATGGTTTACAGTAAGCTGAGTAGGTGTTTCTTGTTTGTCTCTCATTGTAAAAGTTTATCTTATTGGCATACCAACTACACTTATCTATGCTCCCATATTGTAAAGATTCATCGTAAATCTGTGTTCCCTCTAAAATTATCAATACAAATACAAGCGTTTTCATTCTTTAAAACTATCATTCAAGCTATCTAGGACTTGATCTATGTTAGGTTCCTTTCCACCAGGATCATATCGACATTGAAACTCTACAGGACACTCACCCTCTACTACTAGGGTGTAAGTATCATTTGCTCCTTTGTATAAACACACTTGCTGTCCATTCTTAGCTTTTTTTCTTTTATATCGTCTACAGGTTACATACTTTGGGTCTTCTCTTATGCCTCGTCTAATCTCTTGTTCCCATGTCCAATCACTAAATTTCTTTAAAAAACAAGTGAAACATTGCTTGATATTCTCTGATTGTGCCACATAGATAATAATTCCGTCAGTGCAAACCCACTCAAAGGTTTCCTGTCCACCTTCTTTCCTGACGCATTTATCCCTAGTCCGATAACCACCATCCTCTGTCGAAACCCATAAGGGTGTAGACGAAAAGACCAAGAAAACCAATGCCAACACTAAGGACAATGGTAAGTACCACAACGCCAATAACTTTTTCTCTAAATATCTTTTTATCATATATTTCTTGTTGCCTACGCTTCCTTATCTGCCCTTCCATACGAAGAAGTTCATCCCAAGCTGCTGTTCCATGTGTAAACTTAATAAACTGCTGAAGCTCGTATCGCTGTTCTTCCAGACGCTTTTTGGCAGTAAAGGCTTCTATTGCCTCCTGCTCAATGCTTCCCCTATTAAAAACTTTACGAAGCATGGTAGGGTTCTTGGCAGATTTATGCGCTGCATCCACATCACTAACAGCACCCATCCATCTGGATAGGTCTTGCGACATGGATTCCAAGTCACGACCTGCCTGAAACGCCCTTTTTATGCCGTTAAAAGCTGTGCTTGCCGTAGCGACAGCAGCAGAGATAGTTACTGGATCGAACACGTTAGTATGTTTTACGCATCTTCAGAATGATAGTATATGTATCAGCACTAGAATGACCCACAGTGGTAAAGTCAATATCACCTGTCTTTCCAGACCCTGCGTTATTTTTTATACCACCAAACTCACTATAGTCATGATACCCACTCTGATTTTCACCTAACTCTATTATAAACTTGTCAGAGGTTGCATCGAAGAACATTCTAACCTTCATGCCTATGCACTGCCACCAGATTTTCTCTATGGCAACACTCGTACAAGTATTGCCATTTATATCTGATTCCAATGCACTGACATCGACCTTTTTAACGGCTGACTCACCTGTGCCATCAGAAATGTTTGTAAATTTCATAACAACGTGTTTGTCACCGTCAAAGAGGGTTTGTGATGTTACTGCATCAGCCATGTTATCCCCCTAATTACGCTTCGTAGCCAAACAGTTCTATAAGTAACTTTCCTGCTGTGTAGTCTGCGTTTGTTGTATCACCTAATGTCAAGTATAGAAACTCATCGGCTGCAGGTACGGCTGTAAATATAACAACACTACCCAATGTAGCATCTCCTGCGTTTACCAATAATGTTTCTGTTAAACTACTAATCGCACCATCTTCGACACCTGTACCTTCAGTGGCTGAGTGTACGTTGATGTCTGGATCACCACCAGTAGGAGCTTCAAAGCAAGTCATTCTACCTGCTAAGATAGTTCCGTTTCTGGCTGCTGTGATTTGACCGATGTGACATACGTTTGATGTTCCGTCTACACCAATGATATCACCACTAGCTGTAGATCGTAGACCTGTAAGATCAATCAAGATACTTGTCCTGATAATACCACCTTCTCTGATTACAGAGCTTCTATAGATAGTACCTGTACCGCCTGTGATACCTGTACCTGCTTCGGTAGCTAGTTTGTTTGCATCAAGTGAGGCAAAACCTGCAGATGATATAGACATCTGTGTGGTTTCTGTTCCTGTGCCTGTTGCTGTGGCTATTGATGAGTAGCCACCCTCAGAACGTAATGTTCCTTTAAAAGTTGTGTTTGCCATCTTAATCTCCTTGTCTTGGCAAGTCAGCTTTCGCTGTCAAGGTGAAAGTTAAAGGGGGCAATTAAGCCCCCCTTAGTTTGCTAGTTTACGCAGCTCCTGTTGAACCGTAAATTCCAAGTGGATCAGATACACCGAAAGAATATCTCTCTCTCGCCTTGTATCTTACGTTTCCAGTGTTGAAATCTCCGTCCATGCCAGTAGCCATAGGAGTTCTAACGAAATGCTTCATTCCGTTTGGAACGTCTGTGATGATGAAGAAAGCATCACTATCTGTTAAATAATGGTTAACAGCAAAGCCTTCTGGGATAGACCCATTAGACTTGATAGCGTTAATGTCATTATCAGCAGTTCCTGTTCTGAAATCTGTTTGTAGCAATCTAGTTGCTGTAAACATCAATGCAGGTGGAACAATCAGCTTTCTTGGTCTTGCTGCAATCAATAGACCTCTTTCATCTACGAAGGCTGCGATATCAATCACAGCTTGCTCTAAAGATGTTTCGTTAAGGTCTGCTGCTGTTGATGGTTGGTTTCTATTATTACCACCTGCCACGGTTCCGTGGGAGTCACTAAATAGAAAAGCTCCATCACCAGAAGTGAATGTATCAAAACCAGTGTTTAGAAGTGACGCTGCTTTTGTTTGCTTTGTGTAAGCCATAGCTCTAGCAAGTGCTTTTGTATAACGTGCTGATAGGCTGTCATACAAATTGTCTTCCATAGCTTCCTCTGTGATGGAGAAACCCATAGCCACTGTCTCGTGATTAAAACGAGCAGTGAATGACTCTTGCGCTACATCGTAAGAGATAGCTGCACCTTCTTGCTTCACTGGGGCTGCACCGAACCCTGATAACTTCACCTCTTCCTCAAAACTTCTGTCTGAGTTTTCGGTTTCATAGATATCAGCGTGTTCGTTTTCATAGCCTTCATACTCTAGTCCAAACAATGCGTTTAAACCTGGAAGTAACTCTTTTAAGAGATTTGCTCTACTCATTACAGCCATGATTAGCCTCCTCCTGGTGCAGCAGCATTTGTGCCACCACTTGCCAATTGATGCCCTGAATTAAACTTACAAAGCATGATTGGGAATGAAGTTCCTCTTTCGTCACCATCGTGACCTCCAAGAAAATCTACAATCCTTACTGGTAAGGCTGCAGTTGTAGCTGTTGTGCTAATATCAATACTAACACGAGAGATTCCAAATGTAGCACTTGATGCTGTTTGCTCTAACTCTACGTTAGCACCAAGATCATCATCATTTACTGTTCCGTCTGCTTGTACAGCAAAAAGAATGTTTGGATCATCAGCAACATACGCCATACCACTGGTATGGGCTGCACCTGACCATTGAGATGAAAATGTAAGCTGACTTGTGCTTACATCTATAAAACGACATCCTAGAAAAATACCGATAGGCGTTGCTGTGCTTGTGCCTGTATCTTTCGCTATCGTTGTGGTTCCACCGTCATCATTTAGCTTGACGACATCACCGTAACAAATCCTTGTGGATTGAGAGGATAGGATAGGATATTGACGAAAACCACCAGTGTATTCGCCACCTAATGTTCCTACTGGTCTTAACCCAAAAGGAGCAGATATGCTAGACATATGTCTACCTCCATTAAGTTGTTCGAGTGCTTCGCTCTGGTTTCAGAACTGGCATTCGAGGATCATTATTACGCAAGAAAGAGTTGTCCACAGATTCCATTTGCCTGTTAGCCATTTCCTTGTGGGCTTCCTTACGAGCTTCTACTTTTTCGGTTGATATGCTACAGAGTAGCTGACCACCAATTTCAATATTATCTTTCCATCGTGAATCGATG